ATTCCAATGCCTTAATACTCCAGATACGATAAAAGCGTTAGTGACCATGTAACTAACAAAAATACTGGTGCGTATGAGAGCAACGTAATTGTCATAAGGAGCTGTTTTGTCGTCACTGAAACTTCCTAATGAATACTTCCATATTTCCCAAATCTTTTGCATAAAAAAAGAGGGTATTTACCCCCTCAGTATAGCATGATTTTTTATTTCATCCAACAGGATGATCTCTTAAAACCTCCCTACATATTCGTTTACACGTCGCCTGAGTATCGTCGCACTCAATCAGACAATCATAATAGTCGTTGATAACATCTGCTTCCTCCATTGAACGATCGAGTGTACAATTTAATCGGCAGAAAGAATCTTTCCAACCAGCAAGTTGATTATGCGATAGTATGTTATGCATAATATCCTCCACTTAAGTTGACGCATAACAAAGGTCAGTTTTTTCAGGTCACTTTGTTACCTCCATATTCTACTATTATATAGCATGAATGTGTCCATTTACACATAAATTATAAAACTTTCGTATCATTTTTACATAGGTACAAAAAAAGAGAGGTTACTTAACCTCTCTCCTTTATTATTCAGTTTTTAGGAAACTCAACCGATGGTTGGAGCAGTAAGTGCAACAGGAGTGGACTCAGCAGCAGCAAGGTCAAGAGGGAAGTTGTGAGCATTACGCTCGTGCATGACTTCCATACCAAGACCAGCACGGTTGAGCACATCTGCCCAGGTGTTGATCACTTTACCTTGAGACTCAACAATCGACTGATTGAAGTTGAAACCGTTCAGGTTGAATGCCATGGTGCTAACGCCCAGTGCAGTAAACCAGATGCCGATGACAGGCCATGCTGCGAGGAAGAAGTGCAGAGAACGGGAGTTGTTGAACGATGCATACTGGAAGATCAGACGACCGAAGTATCCATGAGCAGCAACAATGTTGTAAGTCTCTTCTTCTTGACCAAACTTGTAACCATAGTTCTGGGACTCGTTCTCAGTGGTTTCGCGAACCAGCGAGGAAGTAACCAGCGAACCGTGCATTGCACTGAACAGAGAACCGCCGAACACACCAGCAACGCCGAGCATGTGGAAGGGGTGCATCAGAATATTGTGCTCTGCTTGGAAGACAAGCATGTAGTTGAACGTACCAGAGATACCCAGAGGCATCGCATCAGAGAAAGAACCTTGACCGAAAGGATAGACCAGGAAGACTGCAGATGCTGCTGCAACAGGTGCAGAGTAAGCAACACAGATCCAAGGACGCATACCAAGACGATAGGAGAGTTCCCACTCTCGGCCCATGTATGCATAGATGCCGATGAGGAAGTGGAAGATCACAAGTTGGAAAGGACCACCATTGTAGAGCCACTCGTCTAGTGACGCTGCTTCCCAGATGGGATAGAAGTGAAGACCGATAGCATTAGAAGAAGGAACAACTGCACCAGAGATGATGTTGTTGCCATACATGAGAGAACCTGCAACAGGTTCGCGGATGCCGTCGATGTCTACAGGAGGAGCAGCGATGAAGGCGACGATGAAGCAGATAGTTGCCGCAAGAAGGCAAGGGATCATCAGAACGCCGAACCAACCAACATAAAGACGGTTGTCGGTTGAAGTAACCCAGGAACAAAAGTCTTCCCAGGTAGAAGCGCCTTGTTGACGCGAAAGAACAGAATTAGCCATTGTAATTGAAAAAGGGTAGTTAAGAGTGCGGGGAACACTAGTAGTATTATTCCTGCGACACCCTCCGCCGCAGGTATGAGAGACGTATTTTACTTGGATAGTCTCGGTAAGGGTTTTAAGCCGTTTGCTCCAAGGTTCAACTTGACTTAAGGAAATTTACATTCCTTAACGTTGTTGATGTATTTATAATACTACGGTTTACCGCCCTTGTCAACCCCTTTTGGAGGTTTGATTTGGAGGTATCCCGAAGACCTGCATATTATATGGCATAAAAAAAGGGGGGTCAACCCCCCCTGCCTCATCGATTTCCTCTCGGGAACAGTTGACCCGTTTGCGGTCTCCTACCAACCAACCAACCAGGTCTGGTAACAGTAAGTAATCCTGCATCAGAAAAACTCATGTTACCTAAATTATATACTGTTGGATTTGAAGGAGATACTGTAAATGCTGCTGTTGACTGTACTTGAAAAGAAATAGAATCATTAACTGCATCTACGGGAGTAGAAGTCAATACACCAAAATCCGACCATACGTAATTTGCCATTAGGTTGTCCTCGCACAGAATGCAATACCGTTTGTTCTTGTAGTTTGATTATATGCAGCATCAATAACGGTATAGACTTCGCTACCGCTTACAGTTATTGTATCCCATTGCTGAATATTTTGATTTGGAGCATTATAATCAAAACTAATGAAAACAAAGTCATCAGGTAGATAATATGGAGAGGGGATTAAATTAGTAGAAAGTGGAATCCCTTTGACTACTGCATTATAGTTCAAAGAATCTGGACTTCGACTCATTGGATAAGTAGAAGTTGATACTCCAACACCTTTAATTCCTAATGATGCATCAACGTCATTATTTCTATAATAGAAACGAGGATAGGTATCACTTATGTTATTCAATATAGTTGATCCGTAATAATAATCATCAATTTCATAATCTACTTGACTAGTGCTATCCCCAGTAATATATCCCGCTAAAGCAGATCTGCTCTGAACGTAATCATATGCAGCACTATTATTACCAAGAGTAGTTCTAAAGTGAAGATACCCACTACTATTTCTATCAATTTCAGTCATCGAACCAACGTATAGTTCATTTGCATCAAAACCAGGAGATGATGTAAAATTATGAAGAAAGAATGTTTGGTATGTATTACCACCAATCCAAGTAGAAGATTTATCTGGATGTCTATATGAAAATACTACAAAATTAGGATCCAAAGCAGATCTAAAAATACTGAGATCTAATTGAAAACTATTAGAACTTGAAATAGTAAATTCTCGTTGAGTATATGTATGTACGGTAGATGATCCAGAACCATATCCAGTACCAGTCATCCTACTACTCAATTCTTGATAATTCACACCTCTCCAACTATTCGGTTGGTAATGTCCCTTATCATAGGTTGAAGTTTCATCATATGGATGAAAACCAGTTCCGCTTGTAATCTCCAAATTATTTCCGTTTACTTGGAATCCCCAATAAGTATCTCCATAAACTTTATCTGCTTCAACTTCTAATCTTAAAACTCCCCAAGGATAAGTGTTACTATCAACAGCTTTATCATAGAAAGTAGTTGTCGAACCATATCCAGTCTCATCAACTGAAACAACTACGGTCATATCAGAACCGCCACCAATATCAGCACCAGAAACAGTTAGACTATCGCCATCAGCATATCCAGCACCAGGTCGATTTACATATACAGTGTTTACATTTCCGCTACTACGATCAACATAAAAACTACAAGTAGACCCAATACCAATATTAGTTCCACCTGAACTGGGTCTAACGTCCTCAAAATCTTGATTACCACCTGCAGTGCTCCATCCCGAATAAGACTGAATGCCAGTTACGATTCCACTAACAGTTCCGCCGTGCCATCCTAACCAATCAAAAGCTTCCTCTAACTGATAGATTACATCAGTTTTAGCCCATCCAGCATTCTTAGAAATTCTATATGTTGAGATTGCCATTTTATCTTAGTCCTCTAGTTGAAGAATTGTTAGGTTTGCAGTAATAGTTTGTCTTATTCCAGATGTATTTGTAATCGCAACATACATTGTTGTAGATGCTGGATCATCTAAATTTCCACCTGATACAAATGGAGAAATAATTTGTGTTGTAGAAAGTCCTGTTGTTACAACTTCTGCGATTACTCCACTTCCAGCAAGAGGATCTTCACCAATACTTCTAGAAACATCATTTGCTCTAGATGCACTATCTGTATATAGTCTGAACCATCCTGCTGTAGACAGTCCAACCTTCATCAGAAGGTAAGATTTGAATCCTGTAATATCAGTATTTCCAATTCCATTATTATTGATCGACTCAACGGAACCAGAAACAATAACTCTTGATGGAGAGGTCCCTGTTAAACCTGATCCATCCCCATAAAAAGTATAACCAGAACCAACAGTGACATTAGAATTAATATCTCCACCGATAGTCATATCAGTAGAAATTGCTACGTTAGTAGCATTGATATTCAGATTATTGGGACTGGTTAATGTAGGAGTGCCAGACGAACCAATTAAATCAATCTGCTTTACTCCAAATTTCTTATCTGCCATTACTTACTCCTATACTGTTGGGTAAACTACAATATTATTACCCATCCCAGAGTGAGAAGTACATTGGTAATAAAGGGTATTTGGAGCACTAAATGGAACTTCAAAACGAATTGTTCCCGATGAAGCTCCGTTATTTGTTACTCCAGTATTATATGCAGAACCACCGTTACTCTGTCTAATTTGGAAAGGATGCGAACCTCCAGAATTATTTACGAATTCATAAACTGCACCTCTTGCCAGGTAAATTATAGGATCATTTTCAGTACCAACGATTCCAGTTCCAGTAAATGTATAATCTGTAGATCCATTCGCACCTAGAGTCCATTTACCAGAAACTGCAAGGGAAGCATCACCATAGAATGAAGTTGCAGAGCAAACACCAGTAACTGTAACACCAGCACCTGCTGTCTCAAATTTCTTGGAGTTGTCGTGATAAAGTTCTACAGAACCATTTTGATTTACAATTACACCATTCTCACCCACATTAGGGAGTAATTTGATTGTAGTTGCTTGAATATCAATTGGATTTGATGC